TATATAACTTCTTGCCCATTTACAAAATTATGATCCGTTAAAAATGTAAGTTGATTAGTACTTACATCAATTCCACCAGAATTTGTTGTTGTTCTACCATCAAATTGTACTTCTCTTGCTTTATTCTGAATCCGTGCCTCAAGAATTGCTCCGTGACCATTACCACCAATTACTTTAGCAGAATTAACTGAATGAATATCAAAATCTAACGCATCTATATCGACTTTTTTGATTTCACCACCAATTACTAACCGCATTAATGCAGTTGTTCCTATACCAGTAGAAATTGTTGATGATGGTAAGTTAATAACATCATAATTACTACCACCATTTAATACATCTATAGATTCTAAAGGTCCATAATAAACTTTATCTAAAGATTTGTAATTATTAATTTCTACACCATTGATTAACATTCCAGTAGGTCCTGAAAGTGTTAACTCTTTACTTCCATTTTTATTGTTTGTTGGTAATGGAAATTTCTTAAATATGTTCTGAGCACCAATTTCTTTAGCTTTTTGGGAGAATAAAGTAAAATTATGAGTACCAAACCCAATATCTGGTGCTGTAAATGTTATAAAACTAGTAGTTGCTATAAAAATTGCCGAATTATATAACTTAATTTTTCTTTTATCAGTTAAAACTTCAACATAATATGTTCCAGACACTAATCCAGTTAAAGGATTGCTTGAATCATAATATATTTTATCTCCTGTCCTAAAAGGAACATTATCACTAAATGTTATTGTAGTATAATTTCCTAATGTATTAACATCAGTTAAACTACTTAAATCATTTATTGAAGCAGTATTAATATTTTTTGTTATTTGTTGAGTATAAAATGTAGTAACCCCTACTTCACCGGAACCAGAAGGTAATGAATTAGATGCAACATAGGCATATTCATTATCAGTTGTAGTATATACATTCTGTATATCAGATATAATAGTATCATTTCCAAATTCAATAGGAACTACTGAACTATTTGCTTTGTTAATTTTTCTTCTTAAAGTATAATCCAGATTTGGATTGATGAATGAGGGATCAAATCCAGTTAAACTGACTGATTTATCTTGAAAATAATCAACACGAGGAATACTACCACTTGTTGGATATACTACTTTACCTGCATTAGTTGTCCCAATTCCAGCAATAATTTCTATTCTATCACCTTGCTTTAAACTCGACTTATCAATATCACTTTTTAAAGTTAAAGTTAAAGATTTCCCGAAACTTTCTATATCATAAGATGAACTGGTATTGTATATCCAAGAATTGGCAAAAATCTCTTTATATGTTTTTATAGGATATTTTGTACTAGGATTTTCAATTAAATCGCCAATATTTTTAACAAAAATTGTATCTCCTTCACTAACTCTTAATGTATCTGATACTTGAATAAAATCAGATAATACTCCAGTTAATCTTATTTCTACTTTTTTAGTTATATCTCCATTTTCATATCCATAATAAATTTCATCAGATCTTATATTAGTTCCACTAGCAATATCACTCATTTCACCTGTCGGTGAAGTCCATACACATCCTACAAATTGATCAAGGCTTTTACTTGTATAGGTAATACTATTAATACCGGATATAACCATTCCGGTTTTTGCGAACCCAACTGTAGAATCAACAGAAATTACAGATGCTCCAATTGATACTGGTTCAAGATTTTTTGTACATGGTGTAATATTAAAAGTTCCTGTAATAGTAGATGATTCATCATAACCAATAAACAATTCAAACTTAAAATATTGTACATTATCTCTTGTAAATGCCTCTATTAAGGATACTGATGCCGTAGTATCAGGATCAGTAGATTTTGTGATGGTTTGTCCTACTAATTTACTAGGATCTCCAGAAATTACCTCTGCAATTGCAACTTCTCGTCTAAGATATTCAGCTGCAGATGGTTTAAGTAAATAGTCTTCTAAATTTATTATTCTTGGATCTATTCCATAGAGTACATTGAACAGAATTCTGAAAGATTCATTAGTTCCCTTTGTTTTATAAAATGAATTTGCTTCTTTTATAAAATTACCAATATCTAGATCACTTACAAGAGTAACATTTTCTAATCCAGGTGTAAAAGTAGATTTTAATTTTCTATAAAATTCCTTTAAAAATAAAGTACTTAAATTTTGTATAGATGATCCTGAACTATGTTCTGCTGTTGATGACTCTGAAAATACAAGTTCTTCTTGATTTGCACTACTATGATAGGATGTAATACCACTAAATCCACGTTTACAACCCAAAAATGTTATATTATCCGTTGCAATACTAGTATATGTGATGATTTCATCATCAATTTTTAATAAACCATACTGAGATGGAAATCCTTTCGTACTACTAACAGTAATTGAGGTATCACCAGTAGTAATAATACCTACTGTAGTAGCAGTATCAATGACTACTTCCGGTATTAAGTTATCAACTTTTAAATATTGGTCTAAATTATCTGCAATATCAACTGGACCACTTTGATATTCTTGAGAAATATAATATTGTTTGAAAAAATCCACGGCCTTTGGATTTTCGTCCAAAAGAAATTCGGGAAGTTGATTATTGATAATCTGCTGAACCTTAACCTTCGATTCAAATCCAGTTTGTATCATATTCTTACTTTCTTATTAGATTCGCGTTTGAGTAGCTTGATGTGTAATAATCTCTGGCAAATACAGTTCCTGATACTTCATCACCAGAAGAAATAACATCTCTTACCATATTTATTCCGCTTTCTCCAATACTAAAATTCAAATACAAATCCTTTAATCCAATCACATCATTTGAATCTGGATATGCCTGTATTTCAATAATATTATTCGACATCTCTGTTGAAACAATTTCTATGGTACCTAATACAATATCACCCTTTATATAATCAACTGTTCCAGCAGATTCTACAATAACTTGCGTTGTTGTGTTATTGACTTGCTTTACTATAGATATAATTCCAGTTTTTAAATCAGCATTTGGTATATCTGTAAGGTATACAGTATCCAATTCTGATGAAATTTTAAATCCAGTAGATCTAATATTATATCCACCACTATTTACATAAAATTTATTACCATAACATAATTCATATTGTGCAAATTGATTGATTAATGCCTTTAAATCTCTTCTAATTCTTACTCTAGTAATATTAGAAGTTATTGCATCATCAGTATTGTCAATTACTTGTTGAATTTTACTATATTTAAATCTTCCACCAAATGAATTAAGATCTATAGAATCCGAATAAGTGTTTAATGAGTTAATTACTTTAGTTTTTAATGCTTCACTTGTAGATACTTTATTATAATTGTAATAAATTGCAGACTCAATTTCAACATAAAGTATTTTAAGGTCTGTTATTTTTTGATTAATTCCTGAAACAGAGTATTGCTTTAACTGTGATAGTATTCTTGATTTATTAAAATCAGAAACAAATGAACCATTTTTTGGCTTAATACTGATTGATACAGTTCCATATTCTGGTGGATCTAATTCTTCACCACCAACAACTGAAATTGATTCCGTATCAGGGTAAATTTTCTTAACAATTGTTTCATAATCACGTCCAGTTACTGCTCTACTCTGTGCTGAATAGACTTTTGGTGCAAAATATTTAACAGAATCGAGTGGTTCAATATCATCTCCATTTTGAGATGTTCTATCAACTATTAATGATATATTCCCGGTATTAAAAAATCCTCCACTTGAAAGCTCTAAACTTCCAGAAAATGAGAGATTACTGACTCCATTACCTTCTTTACCACTAGTGATAAGATAATTGGCAGTAATTATTTTACCATCATGATTAGGACCAGTTCCTAATTTTTTACCAATTATTCCATCACCAAAGAGTAATTGATATTTTTCATCTTGTACTTCTTGTATAAGATAAATTTGAGATTTGGAATTAATATTAACAATATCATTTGATAAAAAGTATTCTACTCCCAATTCATCCGTATCTGGATTAATATAAACTTTAAGGGTAGAAGTATCAATATATGAGTTGTCTAGAATGAATTTTTGATCTAAAGATCCATCATATTCAAATTGTTGTGATAGATAAGATCCTTCATAGATATCAATATTATCGAATGTTGCTACCCCATTAACAAAACCTCTTGTGATGTCTTCGGTTATTGAAAAAATATAAGAAGTACTATTAGCATTACCTACGCATATAACCCCTCTACGAAGCACTACCTGGGTCGAAGAATCCCCATCTGGTCTTGTTACGCTAAAACTGATTTGTGCTTTTGCTGCCGTTCTGGAACGTGGTACATAACCAATGTTTCTTGCTAATGATACAACATTTTCTCGTAATGTCGCAGAATCCAAAAAGGACTCATTAACAATCATATTTGAGTTAAATGCAGTAATATACGTATTATATGCTAACGTATCAATTAAAACAGAAAAATTAGACCCTTCAAAGTCAAAATCCGTGAAATCAGAATTAGCACGAAGATAATCTTTAATAGAAGTCTTTATTTGATCAAAATCTAGGTCTGTAAATTTAGTAAAAGGCATATTATCTGGTTGCTTCCAATAGGAATGAATATTCTTGAATAGGAAACTCTTGACCTATGATTTCAAATGTAACAGTGCACTCAAAAGAATTATTATCTGGTTGTGGATTTACTGATACTGAAACACCATCTATTCTAGGTTCGAAATTTGTAACGGCAATTTCAATTTGATCTGCAATAATAGATGCAGTACCAAAATCAACAAAGTCAAATAAACTATCTCGAACATCAGATCCAAATAATGAATTAAAGAATCTTTCAGTCGGAATAGTTTCAACAATATTTCTTACAGATCTACGAATCGCATTCTCATTCTTTAATATTTGTAGATCATTTGTTATAGGATGTGGATCAAAAGATAAACTAATATCTTTAAATGCCCTTGATATCCTCGTAATCGCCATTAACTATGAGTTTTTTCTTTATTTATAAGCTAATCATTAATAAAGCGTCCCTTTCGAGACGCTGTAGTCATTTACCCTGCCCTCGATAGGCTTTACGAGCCGAGTTACGCGAAGTTGCAGTATATTTCGTATGCTTTCCAGCACCTTGACGAGTCTTCTTCGGCCGTGTCTCTATATAATCACTATTCGTAATACCACCTCTTACTTTAACAACCATAAAAATTAATCCTCCTTAATAATTTCTGTTTTTATTGTGTCTGGAATAGGAAAACCTGTCTGATAATACTGTATAGACAGATCTTCCATACGCTCAAAGAATTCTACTTGACCCAATTTATCAAATATAATTTTACCATCTATAAGAATTCTATGATATTCCACACTAAATCACTCTTGTTTTTTCGTGCCCGACGCGAACTCTTGGATCACACCAGATCTCGAAACCTGCCTTTTTTGCATCGAGACAAAACGACACGTCTTCGCCACACATGTCTTGGACTTCGCCACTCTCGAATACTTGCATCTTGGGTGCAAACCATGGATAAGGCATTTCCTCGTGCTCAAAAACTCCATTCTTGATTAGTAACCATCCAAATCCTGTATAATCTACAGTAAATGGTTTTCGCCGCTTTGAGATACTCTCTACTGTTTCATGATTCATGACTCCTCCATTACTTCGGAAGTCTTCCTCTTCTAACCAATGTGCAACACTTGTCGTTTTTCCATCCTCTGTGGCATACCATCCACCTGCGATGTCTTGATCTACTAAAAGTATTTGCCAGAATTTTTCAGTGTTGAATACAATGTCACTATCAATCCATAATTGCCAATCATATTTTAATTTTCCGTCCCATGGTTTTTGATCCGGTCCTCGCAGTACATTCGCACCTAGGCATTTGCATCTTGCGAAGTTTACCATACTCGAATAATCCTGCGAAATCTGGATACTCGCTCCGGATTGTACTAAGTCAAAACAAAGTTGTACAAAACTTTTTAAAAATGTGAATGAAACTCCTCTTCCTGGTAGACAGAATACGATGGCCTTTCCTTTGACCATCTCTCTTGCCTTATCATAATCCCATTCTTGTTCTTTCTTTTTAGTAGGCGCTTTTGCCTTTACCGTAAATCCTTTAGCCATAACGTTTTGTAATTGCA